GAGCCTCTGTCGGGGGCCCCCAGTGTACCAATCCCACGCATCTTCAAAACCATTGTTACTCATAGCCGTTTGTTCTGAGTGAGGATCATCTATTATAATTAAATCTCCACCACGACCCGCTAAGTTTGATCCAACACCCACCGCATAATACATACCACCCTTATTCGTATCCCATCGTCCTGACGCTTTACTGTCTACCGCCAAGCTTACATCTGGAAATACTGTCTTGAACTCGTCCGTCTCCAAAAGGTTCTTGACCTTTCTACCAAAATTAACAGCAAGCTCTGTCGTGTGTGTTGCCTGAATGATCTTCATGTTCGGGCTGCGGCCCATCATCCACGCAGGAAACAAGAAAGATGCAAACTCTGACTTCGTATGTCTAGGAGCCATGTTGATTATTAATCTTTTTAACTCTCCACGAGCAACTCTTTCTAACTTCTCTGAAATTATTTCATGGTGCCTACCCTGAATGAAGCTCGGCCAAATGTTTTTTACAAAACTTAAAAATGTATTTTGACACTCCTCGTTCTTTTCTAACTGAGCTAGTCTTAGTTCAAGTTTGAGGATCCTTTCGTTCTGTATTTCACCATCCATGTAGGGGTCCCTTACCTTAAAATTATATGCGATTTATGGGTTATTATAATATAGTTAACGACTATATCAAATTATTTGTAATTGTTTGTGAAAAACTTAGCCCATGCCTCCGCGCGCTGACCGCTGGGCCTGGACTCGCTAAGTCATTGATTTTATTAGGTTTTTCCTGTTTTAGCCTCTATTTCTCAGGGGCCCCAGCTCTTTTATTATGCTTTTATTTTTATTGTTTTTTTTTACCAGCTGGCGCGATTCCTTCACCAGCTGGGCGCGGATTCTGGGCGTTTAATTTTACCAGCTGGCGCGATTCCTTCACCAGCTGGGCGCGCTGATCAGGGACCGCGGCCAGTGATTCACGCCCCCAGTAATTGCGAATTATACCAGCCGCGCCGCGTTAACTGGTCCCAGTTAGTTTATGCTAACTTTCTTTTACCAGTTTATATGAAAGTTAGCCGCGGCTAATATTATTTGAGCAGCTACTAATAAACTTAGACCAGCCTAAACTTATAACGGCCCATAGGCCCAGCCCCAGCGCTCATAAGTTTTAACCAGTGATTAAGCGGCCGCTGGGCGCTTGTTTAACTATTTTAAACGTATTGATTAAGGCCAGTATTTAACCAGCTGTAAGGCATTAAAAAAGGCCCAGTAAATGGGCCTTTATTGTTTTATATTTTACGCCGTTTTTTAAATAAATGTTTAAAAAGTATGTATATAAATAAATCCATTTACTGGGATTCCTTCCCAATATCTCCAGCAATGTGATGCCGCAATACTTGGCCATATGGTAAAGTTTTAATGAAGCGCTTTAATACTTGCGAATCTGACTCCGCGTGATCTGCGCGAGCGGTAGCGGCCCAGTGAAGCGCTACATGGCCCCCAGTAGCATAACAGCCGCCGCGCGTACTGGAGTCGCTGGCCTTCTTTTTAAACGTGCCATGGTCGGTAAATCCTATTATGTAATTGCGATCTAAACGGGCGCATAGCGGCCGCCCAGCGCCGCAAGATCTACAATTAAGTTTTTTATCCGCTTCCGCTGGACATTTAACAATTTTAACGCCGTCAATAACTTGCGTTTTTTTACCAGCCCAAAAATCAGCATTCACGTTTATAACAGTAGGTAAAACTTTAAACGCATTAAATGCGGCCTTTAAACTATCAGCGCTGTAATTAATTACAGTACGGCCAAGCTTCAATAAATGCGCATAATGTAAAAAATTAAAATGTGAATAAGTGAAGCTGACTCCGCCAGCTGGGACCGCGTCCAATAAAGTATTTAAATATTCTTTATCAATACCAGCCGCGCCGCATCCGCTGGGATTCAAATTGCAGGAGCTGGGGCACGTTGCAAAATTATTGCCGCGGCCAGCTCTATAAGTAATACTGCAAAAGGTTGTTTTCATAGCCGTTGAATTAATAACAGTTTTTAACATTATAAGACTCCTTGTTTAATCAGCTGGTTTAGTTCGTTTAAATCTTGCGAGCATTCCGCGCACATTAAATACTTTTCATTTTTGGTTTTTCCTTCGTTATTATAATAGCATTCATCGCAACCATTATTGCGGCCATAGGCCAGCGCTTTATATTTTTTTACGCCGCCGTTTTTATTAACCGCGTTTATTAAAGATTTAGACATTTTAAGACTCCTATTTAATTAAATGTTTAATATGGGATTTATTGCATAGTTTATTATTAAATGTAAAGCGCCAATAAAAAAGGCCCAGTAAATGGGCCTTTGTTTAATCTATTGTTTAAATATTTATTGATCTAATTTTTTTAATTCTCGATCAAAATAGCGCGCGCAATTTATCCAGCTGGCCGCATTAATACCGCTATCATTTAAAAGCTTTTTAACTGTAGCTGGATTCCCGTTATGCTCATCAAGTAAAGCTTCAATATATTTATTTAAAGCTTCTATTATAAATATATGAGATAACGCCCCAGCTGGTGAAGCATTTAAATGTTTATCAAAAAATTGATGAGTTGTTTTATATTCCATTTAATTAGCCCCGTTTACTATATTAGCCGTTGCCTGATATTCTTTTTCATCTAAATAACTATAAGATTCAAGAAATTCTTTTTTTGATAATTTATGAAAATCTCGCATTTTTTCCCAGTCATTCGTAAAATCAATTTCACTGGTTGCGCGTTGATGATCTATTTTTTGTATCAAACTTTCCCATTCAAGAATCCAATATTTTAAATATTTACTATCTTGTTTAGCCTCATATCCAAGGCCATTAGATTGCATGTTTTCATCTAACCATTCTTTTACATATTTTAAAATTATTTCACTGGGATAAACGCCGCTGTTTAAATCCTTTTTTATTTTTAATACATCCATTTTTTGAAACTCCTATTTGTTTAATGGTCCCATATAATTATATATATCTTTAAAAAAGTAAAGGCCCCAATAAATGAGGCCTTTTTATTTAGGTATTTAATTAAAGTTTAAGCGGCAACCGCTACACGATTCCAGTCAGTTTTTTTCATGTTTAAAACTTGGCCTCCCAGCTTTTGCCAAAAATCTACATTATCCGCTTCAGCTGTATTAGCTACGCGTGTAACAGCATTTACAAAAGTTGCACGATTTAAAGGCTGGCCGTTATTCTCATAGCCTGTTTGCCCAATAGTATTTATTAAACCTTCTAACACGTTGCTAGTCTCTTTTTTAGATAAAGCTAAAACTTTTCCTAAATTTTCGACCGCTTCCGCTTTAGGTATTTCAATAGAATCTTCAGCGGCTAATTTCATTTTTTCTAAAGTTTCATCAAAAGATTCCCTAGATGAATAACTGCTTACAATATCCCTGAGCTGTAGTTTTAAGCTATGATTGTCCGCTTGTTTAGTTTCATCAGTTAAAATGTTCCAAGTATCACCTTCACGCGCGCTAGTAATATGGGCCTTCCTAGTTTGTTTTTCGGTTTGCATTCCATTTAAACATGCAAGCGTCCAATTAATGGCATGCACGTTAATGCTACCAGCACCTGTTTCACTGTTACTTATGCCTATCCCATGGGCCATTAGGTCATGTAAATTTGCACCAGTCCCAGTTATTATTTCAGATTTTAATCTGATATACATTTTTTTTTCAGTAATATCAGCATTAACTATTTTCCAGCTGGCCTCCGACTCCATTAACTGAGGTATAGCGGATTCTAATAAATCAGAATTATCAAAAGTTTTAAATCTATCAGATAAAAAAGCGCGCGCCGTTCCATAATTTCCGCTATCAAGATATGTCCTAATCATTTTTTTACTATCCTCTTTTTGAAAAATAGCATTAGTTAGCGAATCATATTCTTTTGGATAATCAGACTGTAAGCGTCTAGCCGTTCTTGTATCCAGCCCATTCTTTTGAGCTATTTGATCGAAGCACAAATTATTAACTTTAAAAAATTGTGTCGGAACGCCGCCAGTGCCTTCCATAATAATTTCTGATTCATTAGGATCATTCGGCCAGTCGGTCGTTCTAAAATGGAGCTCACTAGTCGGGGCAATAAAATCTTGTTTCCTAGCATTGTCACCTTGTATTTTTTTTAAAAGATTTGATAACGTGTTAGTCTCATTTTCTATATTATGCATAATTTTTCTCCTATTTGTTAAAATGCAAAAAGACGGCCCTTAATTAGACCGCCTTTATCTTATGCGCTTTTATGGGATATATGTCAAACTTATTTTCTACGCCTCCCTTTAAATGGATTCTGTTTATCATACTTTTCAAAATTACGCCCATAAAGTAAACGGCCCAAAAGTCTATAAATAAAGTCCATTATGCTACCTTCCTATTCTGCGCCTTAGCCGTCACATTTATAACAATAACAGTTTGATCTAGATCATTATCTAATATTACTCTTTTATAATTGAATGCTATTAAATCATTTATTTGGGCCTTCTTTTTAATCCCTGAAATAGATAATCGTCTATCACCTCTATTTACAGTTTTATAAAAGGAGATTGTGCATATGCTGTTGTCATCGTCATAATAAGCCAGCAGTTTATGCTTTTGCCCTTTTTCCATAAAATTAAAATCTATACCAAATAATTTAGCGAAGCGCCTTATGCTGGTATTAGCGTCTATTATAGATTTATTTAACATTGTATTGGTTAATCTCAGCTGACCAAAGTCTGGGCTAAGTGTTTTTAATATTTTATCCTCTTTATTCATTTTCTGACTCCTTAACATTAAAAAATTTAAAATATATTTCGTTTTCTTTTTCATCGCCGATGTAATGACATTCAAAATTGACATCAGTTTTTTCTAAAGCTTTTTCAATAATATTATGTAATTTAAGCTGATCCATTATTTTCGTTCCTTCCAAACTTTTAAATTATTGTCGATGCTATCGCGTGTTAAATGAACAGTCCCTCGCCAGCTGGAGGGAACATCTATTTTGCTATTTCTCCAGCCTAAAGTATAAAACGTATTATGTTCATATGGATTATAATGGACATTTTCAAAATCTTCTTTAAGCGTCCAATGATCTATCCAGTCACCAATAACAAAAGCGTGAACATATTTTTTACGCTCTTTTACAACTCGGTCCCTTGTCTTTTGACTAACTGAAAAATAAGCATTTTCTAAACGTATATGATCGCCGTGTTTATTTATGTCACCATAGCAGTGACGAATTACTTTCCTTGTTTTGTAATCCATCACGCTGAAACAATTTTGTTTTAAATTTCTATAAACTTTTACTTTCATTTTAATCCTCCTCCTTAACTACAAATTTAACTTCAAAAATTCCCTCAGTATCTTTTCCATATATTGCATAAATTTTGTTTTTCTCCACAAATTTCAATACTAAATTTTCAACTTTAGAGCGCGGTTTTATTTTATAATTTTTATCATAAGACATTTAATCCTCCACAACGTGAACAGTGTCCAGCTTTAGATCGCCAAAAACCCAGTCATGCAACTGTTTAAAATCCAGCTCTTGTTTAGGATTTATCTGAGCATATAATTCATACTCGGTTTTTGACATTAGCTCCTTAGCTTTTTGTTCGGCTTCTTCCTGAGAAGAAGCCTCTATTGCAAAATTTCGGTCAAACCAAATATTTACATCAAATTTACAAGTATATTGTTTCATTGATAAACTCCCATTGAACACATTGGCCCCATGGAGGACCATACGATTCTTTCCTCCTCTTTTTGGTCAACGCCTAAATGTTTATTCCACATATCGCAAATACTTTTTACATGATTGTAATCTCCTACAAACTTATCCAGCTCATGGGGATCATTAGGATTAGCTTTACCCAGTGGATAATATCCATCTTCTTTTTCAATTACTTTAGCAACTCGGTAATTTTTGTTTTCTTTTACTGGTGTAAAACAATGTTTTTTTTCTATAGTCATATCTAGCCTCCAAGCTATTTGTTTAAATTAAAATAACGATATGCGATTTTTTCTATAAGATCAAGTCAAAAGTTTTTTGCCAGTCAAAAGGCTCAGGACAAAAGTAGTGCGGCTTTAATTTTATGCCTTGCTCTTTCAGCTCAATAGCTTGGCCAGCTTTATATAAATGAAGGCCTTTAGTGCTTTTAACTAATATCCAGACAGAAGCTTCTTTATGTAAGGTTATCCAGCTGATTTGTTGAGGGCTTAAATTGACTGCATTAAACTTTACATATTTTAATTCTACAAAATGAAAGTTATGTTTGTCATCGCAAATAAGTAAATCAGGAAGCCCCAGTGTCATCCAGTTTTCTATTCTGCTTAATCGAATTGGTTTACTGTATTGTAGTGAGGCTCTCTTTAACTGTTCGTAAAGTCCCGCTTCCTTTTTTATCGGATTTGTGGTCCTCGTGTTCAATAACTTCTTCAGCGTATCTCGGTTCATTTTGTTTCAGTTCCTTCAAAGCTTTTAGAACTTCATCCTTAGACATACTATCTATGGTCCCATGACGGATTTCAGATTTGTTTATATAAATATTACCATTAGCTTGACCTCGTCTATACTCAGCCTGAACGGCGGCTGAATAAGCGCCATTTTCTATGGCCAAATCTCTAATTCTTTGTAAGTCTCGTAAATGTCTTTTAAAATTTATTCCATATTTTTCATCCAGCTCATCTCTATATGCTTGGATAGCTCTACAAACATGGGGACATATTTCAGGATTAGTCATTTCATAAGCTCTAGTGTGAGCGGAAGAAGCTGGGAACCCAGCATTAATTGCAGCTTCTCTATAAGTAATCATACCATCGTTAGATACCAGCTCTTTTACAAACTTCTCTTGTCTTCTGGTTAGCTTACTATGGAGGTCAGCTTTTGGTCTTCCTCGACCCTTTTTCAAAGGCTTTAAGTTATTCATCCTATATATATACAGCAGAAAATATTT